GATAATGAAAGGTTTAGAAAAGCTAGAACAAAAGATTGACAGACTTGTAGAACAAGAAGGAAATAGATAATAATGGCAAACAAAAGAAAAAGATATAACAAAGGTAAAAGAGTCGACATGCGTAACGGTGGTCGTGTAAGATTAGCTCATGGCGGAGAGCCTCAAAGAGAAGACTATGGTCCCGGTCAGCTTGGACAACAAAAATATAATGCAGCTTGGTCTGCTTGGAATGCAGAACATGCAGATGGTGATAATACTTCTAATACTACAAATCCTTTTCCAGATACAGGCAATGTTCCTTATGGTAATGTAACAGAAGACCAAGCAGAAAAAGCTAGAACACAAATAGAAGACGCTGCTACAGGAAAACTACCAGACGGTACTAAAATACAAGCTCCACAAACATTAGTAGGAGAAGATGGAGTCCCTGCCGATACTATTGTTCAAAAAGAAGATATTTCTAAAGTAGGAGAAGATGCAGACGCAAAAGCAGCTAGCGTAGGAACTGCTCCTAGAGAGCGTGTGTTCACACAAAGAGCTGCTGATCCTGCAAAAAAACAAGCTGAACGAAAAGCTGAAGATGCTACCACAGAAAGAGTTACTGGTAAAACAAAAGGACCAAAAACAGCAGAAGGTAAAGTAACACAAGAAGCTGAAGTAGACGAGATTAGAAGGCTTACTCAAGAAGCAGAAGCTGCTGGAATGCCGAGTGATGCAGCTTTAGAAAAAGCAAAAGCAGAAACAGTTGTTGGAAGATTAAGCGCTGGCGCTAAAATAACAGACGGACCTAAAGGTGTTGGTGGACAAACGTCTGAGACACCACAAGCCGAAGCAAAATCACGAGAAGCTATCACAGGAAATGCACCACAAGGAGATGCAGCACAAATAGGAGGCATCCCAACTTTACAAGCTGCAAGCAGACAAGGTGTTACGGGAACAGCACGAACAGGCGCTGCTGTTGACATGATTGCAGAAACAGGTAATTTACCACCACAAATTGCAGAGGCTGTTATATCCGATCCTGCAACGGTTACAGCACAAATGGACAATGAAGATGTTTCTGTACAGGCTGCAGTAGCTGCGTTACCTACAGAGGCTTTGGTTTCTTCACAGATGGAAACTCTTCTTGGAGGAATGGAAGAAGGTGAAGTTCCTATATGGGCAAGACCAGCAGTTGCAGCCGTTGAAGATATGATGGCAGCTAGAGGTTTGTCTGCTTCAAGTGTTGCAAGAGATTCTTTGTTTAATGCAATTATTCAAACAGCATTACCTATGGCACAAAGTAATGCACAAGCTTTACAACAAAGAGCTACACAAAATTTAAGTAATGAGCAGCAGGCTAACTTACAAATGGCTCAACAAGACATGCAAAGACGCATGGCTAACGTAGCTAACAGCCAAACAGCAGCAAGCCAAACGGCACAGATGGCGCAACAAGTTGCTATTCAACAAGGAACATTTGGACAACAGGCAGCCGTTACAACAGCACAGTTACAACAACAAACAAGAATGCAAAACTTGCAGAATCAACAAGAAGCTGCAAGATTAACAGCACAACAAGCACAACAAGCTAACTTAGCAAACCTATCTAATGAGCAACAAATGGAAGTGCTTAACATGCAAGCAGAACAAGAAAGACTAGGATCAGAGTTTAGTGCTGAGCAACAAGTAAGACTTACTCAATTTCAGACTGCTGCAGACTTTATGGCAAAAAACGCTGCGTTTACGCAAGACATGGAAAAAGCCAACTTAAGTTCTGAAGAGCGTGTTCTTTTAGCAAACTTAGCAGCTCAAAACCAAGCTGCTGCTGAAACAATGTCAAGTGCTGAAAAGGTTGAACTTGCAAACTTAGAAGCTAAAGTACGTGTTGGAGTAAACAATGCTAATCTTGCAAATGCTATGGGCATTGCACAACTAAGTACTGATCAAGCAATTGCTATGCAAAATGCACAGATACAAGCTGGTATGGACATGGCTCAGTTTAGCTCTGATCAACAGATAGCTTTATCAAACAGTAAGTTTATGCAATCTATAACATTACAAGACTTTAGTCAAGAACAACAAGCAGCCATGCAAAATGCTACATCTATGGCATCTTTGGATATGGCAACTGCCGACCAAAGAACTAAACTAGCCATAACAAATGCACAAAACTTTTTGCAAATGGATATGGCTAACCTTAACAACGAACAACAGTCGTTTGTTATGGAAGCTCAGATGAGACAACAAGCTCTGTTAAGTGATCAAGCTGCAGCAAATGCTGCTTCTCAATTTAATGCTGCATCTCAGAATCAGTTAGATCAATACATGACTGGTCTTGCGCAACAAATAGAAATAACAAACAAACAAAGAAACGATGCAATGTTTCAGTTTAATGCAACACAACAAAATGCTGCAGAAGCCAGAAGAGCAGGTAATATGCAACAAGCTAATATGTTAAGTGCGCAATTAAAAACAGATGTTTCTAAGTTTAACGAGCAACAAGAATTTAATAGAGAACAATTTAATTCATCTCAAGCAAACGCAATAGAACAGTATAATGTAAACTGGCGAAGAGAAGCTAACAAAATAGACACCGCTGCTGTGAACGCAGTAAATCAACAAAATGCACAGAATGCTTTTAATATGAGCAGCCAAGCAATGTCTTTTATGTGGCAAGAACTTAGAGATCAAATGGATTATAGTTATAAAACTTATGATAATGATCAACAAAGAAAAGCATCTTTGATTGTTGCAGCATTAGGAAACGAAGCAGCCGTAGACGAAGACGGAAATTTTTCAACAGCGTTTGACGGTTTTACAAATCTATTAGCTAACATGGGAGGAGGATAATGGGATTATTCAGTAAATTAAAAAAGGTTTTAAAGAAAACAATTCGTGGCATAGGTAAAGTTATTAAAAAAGTAACTAAGCCTTTTAGAAAAGTATTAAGAAAAGTATTAAAGCCAATAGGTAAAGTAGTTAATAAATTAGGTTTTGTAGGCACTCTTGCCTTGGGTTTTATATTGCCGGGAGCAGGTGCTTGGATTGGAAACTGGCTATCTGGTTTTGGTCCTAAAATGGCAAGCTTAGTAAATAAAGTTAGCACAGGTTTTACTAATTTAATGAAACCTTTTAAGACTGTTTATAATTCTGTAACTGAAGTATTCAAACAAGGAATAAATAGAGTTGGTCAAATGTTTGGATTTGAAGGTCCTGCTGGAATGAAGTGGGGAGGATACGGAGAAGGTTTTGTTGCAGACGCTGGTATAGATGCAGCGACAGGAGCAGTAACAGGAGGAGTTACACAAGGAACTTTAACAGACTCTATATCTCAATGGGTTAATAATATTATAGGTCCTAAAAGCAAGCCTCCAGTAGATGCTATAGAAACTCCTGTAGTAGATGTGCCTACAGTCGAAACACCTTCGTTAATGTCTCCGTCATCTCAAATACAAGAAATACAAGTTCAAGGGCAGTATAGACCAACAGAAATAGAAGTTCAAGGGCAGTATAGACCAGCAGAAATAGAAGTAACAACTCCGAAAAAACTTATTAAACCAGATGCTTCTGCTCCGGGTTTTACAGGTGAAGATACTTTTACTCCACCAACTGAAGTTCCTTCTGAAACTTGGTGGGAAAGAAATGTAACAGGAGATAGCTCGTTTGTTCAAGGTAAAATAAAAGACATAGGAGATACAAAAATTGGAAATTTTGCAACTGTTAGAGAAGTAGGACAAGGAGCAAGAGCTGCTGCTGCTGGCTACGGAACATATATGGCATTTGCAGGTGGAGCAGATTATGAGCCGGGATTTTATAATCCTAATATAGACGATGCACAAGGATTCTTACAGGAATCAGCTATGTATTCACAAACACCTATGGATGATTTGTATTTTAGTGGAGAAATGGGAACACCACAGGATACGTTTACATCGTTAGCAAATAAATATTTAAACGCTTTTGGACAAGTAGTTCCTCAAGGAACAGATCCTTTTATGTTTGCACAACAGATGCCCGGATATGGATATAACTTTAATAGCTATGTAGAAGATTCATTTGGAGGATTATATGGCTGAACAACCTAATATAAATATATTTGAAGGACCTGTTCCCGGTCAGTCAATAACAGCGAGTCCTGATAGTAAAATGCCGTGGGATGGTCCACCAGAATTTGCAGGTTTGCAAGAAGCTTCACAAGATTTATTTTTAAGTTTGTTAGAAGATGAAACACTTAGAAGTATTGTTAATCTTTTAGAAGAAGAAGTGCCTATTTCTGATATTGCCCAAGTAATTTTAGTAAACGGATATTCGCAAGGAAAATATAATCCTGATTTGTTAATGATGCTTATAGAGCCTTTAATGTATATGTTAATGGCAATAGCAGAAAAGTTTGATATAGCTGATGTAAAAATTTACAGAGGCGAAGAAGATGATATGGACGATGAAATGTTTGATGAAGACGTTAGCGCAGAAGATTCAAATGAGGCAACACAACAAACATTAAAAGATTTATTTGAAGGTAAAAGAATACCAACAAACGCTAGTGCAGGAATAGAAAATTCTGAGATTGCACAGAAGTTAGCATCTATTGACGTTGACAGTATTTTATCAAGACCAAAACCTAAACAAACACCTGATAGTATAATGCAGAGGAGCATGTAATGGCTGACGATAATTTGAAAAATTTAATAAGTAATTACAGTAGTATGCCTATAGGACAACTAGGAGATGCCCTATTGTCTAGGCAAGCAGGACAAAGAAGTAAGTCACGAAGTCGCAGAAGAAGAGCAGAAAAGGTCAATAATATCCTTGCTGTTTTACTTGGCGGACAAGCTGTTTTTAATAAACTGGCAAACCAAAGAGTAAAAGAGCTAGAGTCTCTTAATACTGTAAATAAATATAAAGATGCAAAGCTCGTTAAAAAAATGAACATGGTTGGTACAGCTTTAAAATCTATAGACGCTGACATTCTTACATCTGACAATGCTTTAGAATTAATTAGAAATAATAAAGACCAAGCAGAGGCTGCGTATGCTAACATATCTCCTTTTATTGAAAAGCACATTAAAGACAACATGCCTCGTGAATATAAATTTATGTCTCAAGGATCCGGAGGTGCTTTAGAAAGAGAAAAAAGAAGAATATTTTATGATCAAGTACTTCCGTTTTATTTAGGTAAAGAAAAAGGTAAAACAGAAACAAGAGCGCAGATTTTAATAAGAGAAGGATCTAAATATTTTAATGGTGACTTTACTCCAGAAGAGTTAATGGAAAAGTTTGCTGGGTTTGAAATGGACGAAGCAACGATTGCTAGAGAAAGAAGAATGCAAGAACGTAAAAAAGCAATACGAAGTGAATCTTCTTTGTTGAATGTATTTGGTGTGGCTGGTGGTTTATTTAAAGGAGACGCTGGACCGTTTAAAGAAATAACAGAATTAGAAGATCCTGAACTTTACTCTACAATAGAAAAGATTCCTTTGTCAGGCTTTTTTGGTGTTGATGCTGGTCAAATATTTAGAAACATTAGAGGTAGCGAAAATTATGCAGATATTGCAGCTTCTTTAGAATTAACAGGAACTGAAGCAGGCGGTGCTTTCCAAGAAGCCAGTGCTATATTGGAAGGGTTATTGATTGAAGATGTAGACAGTATTCAAAGAGCAGGAAGAAAGGAGAAAAATTTTAAAAATAATTGGATGGCAGCGGCTTCGAGGGCAAGAGAAGTTGAATATGCTAACCGTGTTTTCTTTCAAGGTGAAGCAGTTAAGGATACAGATATTCTTAGTGAAATTGAACTTGGTAAGCGTTTTGGAACAATACGTGTTCAATTAGAAAGAGATAATCAGTTTATTGAAAACATAAACAGTATAGAAAAATATACTTCTTTTATGGACAGACATTTTGGTGTTTCTTCAGTAGAAAAATTAAGTGAACAAGAAAGAAATATAATGGCTGCGAATATTATTTATGACGTAGTAATCGAACCAAGAAATGTTGAAGATTTTGAAACAGGCGGAGGAATGACAATAGGCGCTGATATTGGAACACTTAAAGTATATTCAAATCCCGGTAAGAAAAACTGGTATAATGTAGCTAGCGACACAGATCCCCAAGGAAACTTTATAACTATTGATCCTTCTAGAATGAATTTTATGCTTTCTAATATGGCAAAAGGGATAGATGTTAATGGTCAAGTAAAATTTGAAGAGAACTTTACTTCGTTTATGGACAATCTATCAGAAATAAAAGACTATGAACTTGCTGCTCAAAGAATATCAGAAGAAATACAAAGAGCAAAAGACATAGGCGGAGTACAGTTTGCTGAAAAAATGGCAGCTAATGTGCGAAAAATAAATCCTAATATTACAAACATGTTTAATTCTAATTTCCAAGGTGAACAAGGTATGTATGATGCAATTAACTCAGACAATCCTTTTGTTATAAATTATATGCCTGATTCGACAATGCCTCCTCCTGTTCCTTCTGTAGGATCTACAGATAATCAAATGGAAGATTGGGTAACTTCTGCAAATAAATATTCTACAGGAGAAGGTAAATACAGCAATGTAGTATCTAACTGGTGGGAAGGGCAGAAAGAAAAACCATACATTAGAGACATTGAAAGATATTATGAATCTCCCGGAACCACTCCTTTTCAAATTAAACAAAGGCAACAAGCTTTTGATGATGCTTTAAAAGGTTTAGGAATAACAGAAGAAGAAGCTGAAAAATATAGAATAGGACAATAACATGTCTAACGAGTTCAGATCTTTTAATGCACACTTAGCTGCAATGAATAATCTTCCGTCTGAAGAAGATTTTACATCTCTTTTTTCTTCTGAAGAAATGGATGTATTTAAAAAGTTTCAAGAAGAAGAGCCACAAGCTGAACAGCCTATTATGGATCAAGGACCTATCCAAGAACCAGAACTAACTGCTGAAGAAATAGAACAATACAACGCTTACGTTCCACAATCAACAATTGGAAATGCTCGTTATTCTTTAGACGATTTAGAAAAAGATCCTGAGTTTCAAGAAAGAGCGTCACGCTTTATGGAAGACATCGGTCGTGACGAAGACATTTTTGAATACCTAAGAGACTCCGACTGGAGTTTAACAAGTGCAATCGCACGTTCAATGGAAATAAAAGACTGGTCAAGTCAAGCTAAACAAGACTACATATACTTGCGTGATACTTTTGATAACGCAGAAATTGGTGGTCTTAAACAAACAATCAACTTATTTAAAGATGCAACAATAGATACACTTGCAGATCCTTTTACGCTTGCAGCTTTTGCAGGAGCAGCAATTACTGGTGGTACTTCTATCGGAACTAAAACAGCAATAGAGCAAGCGCTAAAACAAGGAATTAAAAAGCAAGCAAAGGCTGAGCTGCGCCAGTCTGTACTTAAAGATGCTAAAAAGACTGCACTCTTTACAGCAGCAGAAGGTGCTGCATGGGTTGGACCGCACGATTACTTTTTACAAAAAGCAGACGTAGAATTAGATTTAAAAAATAATATAGACTATGGAAACACTGCAATAGCCACAGCTTTTGGTGGTGTTTTTGGTGGAGCGTTTGGTGGTTTGTTCTCGCTGTCTCCGTTTTTAAATAAGCAGTTGCGTTTATATTCTGATGAAGATACAATTATTAAAGCAGCGGACGAAGGTCCAGAGCAATTAGAGTTGGGATGGAAAACAGAAGAAGATAGAAGAGCAATTGCTGATGATTCAGTAAAAGGTTTTAGTAGAACAGACAAATGGATAGCTAATTCTTTTGGAAAGTACACTACAAGATTTAAAGAGGCTGCTAAAAATTCAGAAACTCTTGAAGTTCTATTAAGTAACTTTAGATATGATTGGGCAAGAAGTGTTTTTGATACAGCAGTTGCTAAAATAGACAGGTCTTCGTTTGGTGAATCTCTTTCTAAAATGAGAGGGGGATGGATTAGCCAACTAAACGAAGCCTTAGTTAAATTAGACAGGACAGGACAAAAAGAACGGGGAGGGAAAAGATTTTTTTGGATTAATAAATTAGATTTTGAGCAAAACGATCAGTTGTATTTTTTATTATCTGAAGATATTACTGCTCGTAAAATGTATGATAAAGTTGATCCAAAAACAGGTAAAACAATTGAAGTAGGTGCTAAAATAGAACAAAAAACAAGGGATGCTGCTATTGGAATAAGAAATTTATACAATGAAATATTTGCCGAAGCACAAAACTTTAATAACAAAAGTCCTAAAGACAGACGGCAATATGCTTGGAAGTTAAAAGATCAAGGATTAATCGACAATGTTGAAGATTATGATTTAATTTTTGACGCTTTAATTGATCCAAAAGAGAATCCTGTAGAAAATTATTTTTCAAGAAAATTACAACACGAAAGAATTAAAAATAATCCTGAAGGCTTTGATGATATGTTAAAGAATTATGGAAGACCTGATAAAGAAACAGGTGAAATAATTCCACACGCTATGCCTAATAATGAAATACACTCTTCTCAATATCAAACTTTTGTTGATTCAATTACAGGGGAAAGTAGGACCGAAGCAATAGAGGGTGCTTTAACAGTAGATGAAGTAGCTTTTGGTAAAAAAACAAATTTTATGTTTGATAAAAAAGGTAACCCACGTACTCTAGAAGAAGCAATAAACGCTAAAGCAGCGCATATAAGACAAGGTATATTGGATAAAAAAGAAAATCCTTTAGAGGCTTTTTCAAACGGTGTAAATAGAGGAGCTACAAACGTAGACGCTGGAACAACAGGCTTTATGAAAGAAAGGCTTTTTGATGGTGATCATATTAGTGGTAACAAAAACGCTCCTAAGATCTCAAGAGTAATGGCAGAGTTTATTGATACAGATGTTGAAAATGTTCTTAATGAGTACATAACAAGCGCTTCTATGATAATAAACAGAGAACGTTTTTTTGGAAGAAATGTTGACGTATATACAGAACGTTACTTAACTCCTATTAAAAATGAATTAGAAGCTAACGGAGTAACAAACGATGAAGCAGTTGAAGTACAGGAAAAACTTGAAAAGTTTTACAATCGTGTAACAGGCATTGACATTCCTGATATATATGGAGACACTGGTTGGCGAACCGCTGCTGATTGGGGAAAGACAGCGCAAACAATGGCTCACCTTCCACTTGCTACTTTATCTAGTATAACAGAGCCTTTGATATTGCTCACTCGTGTAGGCTACACAGGCGGACCACGAGCAGGTTTAGATGTAGCACAAGCGCTCGTTAAAGAAAGCAAAAAGATGGGTGAGCGTATTAAGAACGCAACCAAAAGACAGTTTGGATTAAAGACTCAAGGAACAAAAGATGTTACAGATGAAGTTTGGAAAGAAGCTTATCAGGTTGGGTTAGCTTTAGAACAAGCAGTACACGACAGACTTGCTGGTTTGTATGGTGAAATACACAGCAACACACTTAAAAGAGCTAACAGAGGATTTTTTAAAGCTACTCTACTTCAACAATGGACATCAGCGGTACAGCTTGCTGCTTTTACAACAGGCAAAAGACACATAAGACAACACGCAGAGTTGTTGGCTAAAGGCGGTTTAAGTAATACAAGAAGGAACAGACTAATTGGTGAGCTTAGAGAATTAGGTGTTGACGAAACAAAAGCAGTAAGATGGTATAACAATTCTTTAGATGAGAAAGGAGTTTTTAATGAGGTACTATCTCAACAAGGAGAGTTTAACAGGGCATTTTATAACAATCAATACACTGGAGGAGCTAATAGATTTTCAAGAGAGATTATTCTTAATCCCGATGTGACTGAAGCAAACAAACCTTTGTGGTACACACACCCTGCCGGAATGATATTAATGCAGTTTGCAAGTTATCCTACAGCTTTTAATAATACAATTCTTAAAAGATATGGAAGAGAAATATCAAAAGATATTACAGACGGCACACCGCACGTAGCTACTCCTAAAATATTAGCCACTGCTTTGCTTATGACAAATGTTGGTATATTAACTAACGCTGCAAGAAGCCAAGGCAAAAGCTTAGAAAAAGAAGACGAGTTAATAGTTCTTGATGGTATAGATCGTTGGGGAGGTCTAGGACCTTTGAACCACGCATACAGGTACTATGAAAATACACAAAGAGGAAGTGGTCCTATTGGCGGTTTTGCTAAAGCAGGCGCTGGTCCGTTATTACAAGACCTTCTTGATAGTATATTATATAGAAAAGGATTGACAGAAAACGTAGCAACTAATTTACCTTTTTATGCTACTTATGATTTATTGGCTGCTCCTTTTACTGGAGGAGAAGGCGAAGCTAGAAAAGCTTTAAGAGATTCTGCAAAAGATTTAGACAAATATCTGTTTGAAGTATCTGGTCTTGCCCCTAAGAAAAAACCAAAGCCTCCAAAGAAACGTAAACCTAGGCTGCAACCTTTTGATAAGGGTGGTCTTGTAGAAAATGTACCACAAGCTTCTGAAGAGCCTGACGAGCGTATTGATAGAATGACAGGTCTTCCTTACAACATACAAGCTGGAGTGTTAGGACAAGACGAAGAAGACAGGCAGTTTTTTGCAGAAGGAGGACTAGCAAAAGCAAAACAAACAGAACAAGAAGAACTATATAATACTGTCAGTAAAAAAGTTAGAAGACTTGCGCCTATATATAAAGATAAAGAACCTTTAAGTACCTATACAGAAGAAGAACTGGCTGACTTTAAAAAAGGAATTACTGTTCCTATGTATAGAAATATAAAAGAAGACACAGAAGAGCAGAATTTAATAGACTTTAGAGAGTCTGAAATAATAGGTGTGCATGTTAGTTCTTCTCCTGAAAGTGATGAAGCTGTTGAAGGATATGTTCGCTTGGTTAATCCACTAGACATTTCCGATAACGATGTACCTTTAGAAGGCTTTGCATTCCTTGAAGAAATAGAAAATAATCCTAAGTTTAAAGATAAGATTGTTACTGACTCTATGCTTCCTGATCAGACAGCAAAAGAGATTGTTGAAGATATATTATTTGAACACGGTCTTATTAAACGAGCCATCAAAGGTAAAGAAGAAACACCTACATTATCTAAACTGTTAAACATTAATGCAAGCTATGAGATTCGTGAGTCCTTTAAAGACTTAGGATTTGATAGTATTGTTTATTCTCAAGGGAACACTGTAGATGATCAGATGGAAGACCTTGGAATGAGGGAAAGATTTTTTGCGGGGGG